ATATCAACTGCCGGTTTTGAATTAAACAACCCTTGCTACCGTGTTGAATATGACTACGTTAGTAAGATACTTGACCCTGATAATCCCGTTGAAAACGACCGTTATTATGTTGCGATATGCGAAGCAGAAACCGACGAAAATGGCAAGATGGTAGACGATATAACAAGTGAGTCTGCCCGTTTAAAGTCAAATCCCATCATTGGCAATACCACAGTGGGTAAAGAGTCTATCGAATATGACGTTATGGAAGCTCAGGACAAGCCCGAAAAAATGCGGGACGTTCTGACAAAGACGTTCAATATTTGGATCAACCAACGTGCTGCCGGTTATATGAATATGGCAAAGTGGAAATTGTGCGGCACAAATGACGGTAGGCCATTCCTGGACGTTACCGGAATGAAAGTTTATCCTGGACTTGACCTTGCGGCAACACTTGACTTAACAAGTCTGTCATTCGATGTACCCTTGCCAGATGGGTGTTATGCTGTTTTATCACACTCGTTTATGCCCGAGGAAACTTATGAGGCGAGAATGAAGGAGGGCAAGATTAGATTTGACCTTTGGAGGGATCAAGGATGGTTAACGGTTACACCGGAGGCTGAAGTTGACTACCATTTTATTTTAGAATACTTAATTAAAACTTTCGAAGAATACAAATGGCCTAAGGGTGAGATATGTTTTGACCGGGCACTTGCTACCTGGTTATCACATGAACTTGATTTGCTTGGATTTATCCCGGTAGATATACCGCAGAGTTTTACAGGGTTAAGTGAGGCTACAAAAGATTTTAGGAATAAGGCATACAACAAAAAAATATTCCATAACAATAATCCTGTTTTAACCTGGGCTATCGGCAATGCCGTAACAAGAAAAGGCCCGAGCGAAAACATAATGCTAGATAAATCTAAGGCAAGCGATAAAATTGACCCCATAGCTTCACTTATTAACGCCCATGTCCGGGCTATGGTAAACGAGGATAAGTCTTCAGTTTATGAAAAACGTGGCATGAGATCTCTGTAAGGAGGTGAACATTTGAAATTAAGACAAAGAATCGGTATGGCAAGCAGGATGGTATTTAAAAACAACTGGTTTGACGAATATATCAGGTCATTTCTCCGGGGCGACGATGTACCCGGCACACCAGGTTATACGAATATAAATACACACACAGCCATGAAGTATACGGCTGTTTTTGCTTGTGTGCGAGTGCTATCGGAGACACTGGCATCAATGCCGATTATGCTGTATCGCAAAAAGCCAGACGGCGACAGGGAGTCTAAAAACGATCTAGCCGTCTACGATATCCTGCATAATGCACCGAACGATGAAATGTCACCGTTTAATTTTAAAGAATCGTGCATGATCAGTCTTAATACCGGCGGCAATGCTGTCTGTGAGCGTCTGGTTAATCGCTATGGTCAACTGGTTGGACTATACCCATACCCCTGGTCTATGGTACAGATAGAGCGCGATAAAGAGACTGGGCGACTGGTATACAAGGTTAGGGATGGAACTAGATTTAAGGATTTAGACAGATCGCAGGTATTTCATATCTCCGGACTGAGTTTTGACGGTGTTATCGGGGTATCACCCATCGAATACGCGGCATCGGCTATTAGATTGGGACTGTCGTATGAGCAGTTTGGTAATAGTTTTTATAAAAATGGCGCCAATGCAAGCGGTATATTTTCTTTTCCTCAGGCTTTAAGTGATACGGCTTTCGAGAGACTAAAGAAAGACTTAACTAAAAACTATACTGGATTGGTTAATACCGGCAAACCGATGATTTTAGAAGAGGGTGCCGACTTTAAACAGATGACCATTAAACCGGTAGACGCTGAGTTGTTGGGAAATAAAAAGTTTCAGACTGAAGATGTGGCAAGGATTTACCGCGTGCCGTTGCACTTGATACAGAATCTTGACAAAGCAACATTTTCCAATATTGAACAGCAAAGCCTTGAATTTGTAATGTATACGATGCTTCCCTGGTTTAAGCGCTGGGAGGAAAATATTAACATGCAGCTCCTGACGCAACAAGAGCGCATGGCTGGTTATTATCTGGAGTTTAAAGTAGATTCTTTGCTTCGAGGCGACGCAAAAAGCCGGGCAGAGGCCTACTCCATAGCTAGACAATGGGGTTGGATGTCAGTTAATGACATAAGAAAATTAGAGAATATGAACTCTATACCTAACGGCGATATATACCTGGAACCGCTTAATATGATTGAAGCTGGTAAAGTCCAGGATAACATCAAGGCCACGGCTGAGGAAATATATAAAATGCTGCAGAGTAAAGCGGCGTAGAAGGGAGGTAAAGTATTGAGAAATAAGAAAAAGAAATTTTGGCAGTTCAAAGCTAAAACCGATGACCCTGCTACTGGCGAGCTTATGCTTTATGGCGACATATCAAGCTATGAATCATGGTGGTCAGATGTAGTTACACCGAAGCAGTTTAAAGAGGATCTTGACGCTCTTGGCGATATAACAAACCTAAACGTGTATATAAATTCAAGCGGTGGCGATGTATTTGCTGGACAAGCTATTAGGTCCATGCTGAAACGTCATAACTCTTATAAGACGGGCTATGTAGACGGACTTGCCGCATCTATAGCCTCTGTAATATTAACTGCCTGCGACAAAGTCATTATGCCGAGCAACGCTATGCAGATGGTTCATAAATGTTGGACTTGGTCAGTTGGTAACGCTGATGACATGCGCAAGATGGCCGAGGACATGGATAAGATTGACCAATCCATAGTAGCATCATATCAAGAAAAAACGGGCCTGAGTAAAGAAGAGATTATCGACATTATGAAGGCTGAAACTTGGATGACTGCTGAAGAAGCTGTTGAGATGGGATTTGCTGACGAAATCGAAGGGAGTAAGGACATCGCTGCATCGCTACAGGACGGCTTTTTAATTTTAAACGGTCATAAAATGGATTTGTCGCGGTTTAAAAAGTTGCCGGAAGGACTTAAAAACTTTACCAGAAGTCAAGAAAAAGATCCGGTAGGTCAGTTGCTGAGCGCAGCTAATGCGCTACAGGATGCAGGAAGAACACTATCCACTGCTAACGAGCAACGTATCACGCAGTCACGCGATCTTTTGAACGAGGTACTTAGTCAGTTAGATACTGAGGAGGCAGAGGACAGCGTTAAAAACAAACCGGAACCGCCAAAGCAAGCACCGGTTGACATATATCAAAAGCAGATTCTAATAAACAGGAGGAAAGCCAATGCTTAGAGGACTTTTGAAAAACAAGATTGATGAACAGCAGGCGCTTGTTAACAAAGCCATGACCGAACAGCGAGGCATGACTGGCGAAGAACAGGCCAGGTTTAACGCACTACAGACTGAGATTGAGGGACTGGAGAAGACTATTGAGGCTGCAAATAAGGTCAATGACCAGCAGGCCAAAATGAATACTCCGGTTAATAAACCAGTGCATGTGGAAGTTGGTGCGAACGGTGCTGAAAGTAAACCTTTTAATTCCTTCGGAGAGTTTTTACAGTGTGTCCGTGCCGCTGCCGAGCCTGGTATCCAACCTAATGATTGGGACGCCCGTTTGAAGTGGCAAAACGCGGCTACAGGTATTGGTTCATCTCCGTCCGATGGTGGCTTTCTTATTCAGAGAGATGTGGCAACTGAGTTAATCAGTAACGGTTACGAGCAAAGTATGCTTGCTCCGCTTTGCCGTAAGGTACCAATTGGAGAAAATTCAGATGGTCTTTCAGTAAACGTTGTTGATGAAACATCACGCGCCACAGGATCGCGTTGGGGCGGTGTACGCGTTTACTGGCGCGGTGAAGGTGATACTGTAGATCCTTCAAAATTCAAGCTGCGCCGTATGGATTTACCGCTTGAGGATTTGATGGGGTTGTGTTATGCGACAAACGGAATGATGCGAGATGTAGCTCAACTTGGTGCGATAATCAGTCAGGCTTTTTCAGAAGAAATCGCATGGACTTTGGATGATGTTATTGCAAACGGTAACGGTGTCGGAAAACCTCTCGGCTACCTTAAGGCACCAGCACTTGTCACTGTCGCTAAAGAAGCTGGCCAAGCGGCCCAAACAATACTCACAGCCAATCTAAGTAAAATGTGGGCCAGACTTTGGGCGCGCTCCAGAAGAAACGCTATCTGGTTAATTAATCAAGACATTGAACCGCAACTCGATGAATTGGCTCTGATCGTAGGTGTAGGTGCACTTGAACCAAGATTCGTTACTTACGGACCTGATGGTGCGCTTAGAATAAAAGGGCGTCCGGTAATGGCTGTTGAGCAGGCATCAACTTTAGGCACTGTCGGTGATATTTCTCTCGTCGATTTATCACAATACGTGTTAATCGATAAAGATGCAGTCGAAATGGCTGAATCTGTGCATGTCCGCTTCATCTACGGCGAGAATGTATTTCGCTTTATGTATCGTGTGAATGGTCAACCTTATTGGCAGAGTGCTTTGACTCCGGCCAATGGTGCAAATACCCAATCTCCTTATGTTGCCCTGGCTACACGCGCATAATAAACACGGGGCTAATAGCCCCGTCTATCTCAAATAATTTATCAGGAGGAATGGAAAAATGTCTTTAGCTCACATTATAGGTAACAAGATTGACATTATTGAAGGTTTTCCGGCAGTAGACTTGTCTGCTGGGGCTAATACTGGCGATTATATAAGTATTAAAAACGCTGAAAGAGCAGCTGTTGTTTTTGTAAGCGGTGTCGGTACTGCTGGGGATGATCCTACTTTGACACTACAACAAGCTCAGGATGTGGCAGGTACAGGAGTAAAAGCACTTAACTTTATGACTATATACGTAAAACAGGCAGCAGTTAGTTTGGCCGCCGTAACGGGATGGACAAAAGTAACACAAGCGGCAGCAAACACTTATACCGAGGCAACTGCAGCAGAACAGTCTTTGATTTGGATTGTCGAAATTGATCCAAATGAATTGGATGTAGCTAATGGGTTTGATTGTATCAGGGCTACTGTTGCAGATGTCGGTAATAATGCACAACCTGGTTATCTGTATTATTTGGTCGTACCAAAACTTAAAGGTGATCCGGCAAACAGCCCTGGATATATAACTGATTAATAAAAAAAAAACCAAATTTGCCCGGCGATAAATGCCGGGCGCTCTTAATTGAGCGAAGGAGGAAAATAAAATGGGCGTGAATTCAAAATATGTAAACGGTAATCTTGTCTTTGTAGATGCCTCAAACAAGCAAAGATGGCTTGATGCTATCGGTCCCGGAGTATGCAAGTTCCTTGAGGATTTTGTAGGTACCCCCTTTGCTGGCGCAGACAGTCCCGCTGGATGGACAATTACTTTGGTTGAGGCTGGCGCCGGGGATACAACTGTCGCTCTTGTTTCCAGTTGGACAGGTGGAGCTGTAGTAATTACCACTGATGCAAATGAAAATGACGGTGCAAATCTGCAACTATTGGGCGAAGCATTTAAGTTAGTATCTGGCAAACCGCTTTATTTTGGAACTAAATTCCAGGCATCAGAGGCAACACAATCTGACTTTTTCATAGGTCTGGCCATTACCGATACCGATATTTTGGGCGGTGTAACAGACTCTATCGGCTTCAAGAAGGTTGACGGTGCTACTGCGATACAGTTTGAACTAAACAAAAACAGCACAGCGACTGCCGCAAATGTCGGAGTTTTGGCCGCCGCAACTAGCATAACCCTGGAATTTTACTTCGACGGAACTAATGTTGATTGTTATGTTGATGGTGTCCTGCAGACAAGATTGGCAATGACCAACCTGCCGGATGATGAGGATTTAACCCCATCCATTCAGTTTTTGAGTGGTTCCGCTGGTGCTAAGTCTATGACTATTGACTGGATCAAATGCATTCAGATTAATTCGTAATAAAAGGAGGGGCCGAAAAAGATGGCTGCTACTTTAGTAACCACTATAAAAAGATTTATCGGTACTGCCGCAGAAATGGCGGCATTAAGTGTTGTTGGAGTGTCATCTGGAAGCACTTATTTTCAGGATGATACTGGGTTGCTGTATGTTCTAGATAGTGCCGGAAACTGGAATCCGAAGAAAATAACTGGTGATGTGCAGTTAATGGCAGGAAATAACTATATCGGAACTGTTAGCATATTGTCCGATTCAGACGGTAATGCCGTGCGGGTAAATTCTGATGGTTCAATTAATGCCCGACTAACGGGTAGTAGAACCGCAGTTATCGCACACCGTACAGCGATAACATCTGTCGATAAAGTGCCAGCAATAACCATAACTGCCGCAGATCAACCAGCTACAGCAGGATCGCTTACGGCGGTTGCTCATGGCATTGGGGTTGCCCCTGGAAATTCCTACGGTTCTGCTGGTGTATCTGCATTAGTGACTGTTACACCTACGGCGAATAAAAGTATCGACATAACTATTCCCCAAGCAAACGGGGCAGAATATTACGATATTCTCTTATCTACGGCAACCACTGCACCGCTTTGGGTTGGTCGTGTTACGGAAGCGCAACGAGCAGCAGGATGCGCCGTTATTGGCGTTGGTAATATTGATACTGACGCTAGTTCGGCAGGTATTGTCAATGTTCAGGTTGTAGGCACAGGACAGGCGAGTACGTCTGTAAATTTTGCATATAACAATGCTTACATACCTGCTGGAATAACTGCTATATCTTGTGTCGGTAAATTAAAAGCATATGCACATGTGGCGTTTAGTTTGTCTGGAGATTTGCGCTCAACCCCATCACTTGCAATTGTTCCATTTTTCCAAAACTCTAATGCTAATACTTGGTATAATGGGCAAGCACAAACAGTTTTATTGCAATCTGGTTCACCCGGACAATGTTTTAATCAGGTCTTTGAATTCGATGTAGATAGTGCAGAAAATATGATTATCTTGATTGATACAATTTCTGGACAAGATGCATCGGTGAGCATTGAAGTGGAGTTGGTTTAATGAATCAACCACATCTCAAACAACCTTCACTTATTCTGCCAGGGAAACAATTGGAAATCGCAAAAACTGGATTATTAGCTGATTATTTTCCTGCTAGGCAGTATGAATTAGGTCAAGCAGGACAAACTCTTATTGATTTTTCCGGTAAAGGTAATCACGGGACAAATGGTAATACATTAGATAGCGATAATGGCGATCCGTTGCAGGAAAGTAATTGTCTATTTTATGATACCGACGATTACACACAATTACCACTTGGTATATTTACTCAATTAGAGGGGACTTTTGAGGTTGCTTTTAATGCAGTCGATAATTACAGTGGACTAAGAATACTCGGTTCAGATCATAGTGCTGGAAATAATAGTGAGTTAAGAACCTTTATCGCTACTGCGATACCTAGTTTCGCACTTATCCTACCAAATGGTACCACGACGGCAACGGTTAATACGCGTATTACTTACGGAATTCCACAACTATATACTTGTAGCTGGAAATACAATGGCTATGTTACAATTATCACTGCTTTCTTAAATGGTAGAATTGTAAGGACTATCACCTTGTTTGGTCAAGTTGTCCCACCAGACATATCTCTTATGTTTGGTAGGTGGACGAGTGGACTTATCTACTACTCAAGATTCAGGTTATATCGAGGATTGTTTTATAATAGACAATTAAGTACAGCAGAAATACAAACAAATTATCAATCACATAAGAAGGAATTAGAAAAGAGAGGAGTTGTTTTATAGTGCATGCAATTTTCCCTGATCAGCAGGCAGTTGAAAGTGCAGTTATGCCTTCAGGTCTAGGCCTTTATGGTGGTCCAACTGCTATTGACGGTAGAGTGGCTATTGTGTATAATTTCGTACAAATTGATATTGACTATCTAATTAGTTTAGGAAATGTATGGTTGGGAGATTCTTTCCCTCCCGACTGGGAAGAACCACCCGTAGAGGCATAGCAAACTAACGAAGGTGCGTTAGTTAGGTTATAGATATCTCAGATAACCGCCTTCAGGTGGTTATTTTGTGGGGGGGGGTGACTTAAAATTGCCTTAAAACTAATAGCACCAGCGACAACAGAACCAGTAACACTTGCCGAGGCAAAAAAACACTGTGTTATCGACGATACGGAAAATGATTCGTATATCTCCGGACTAATCACCGCTGCTACAGGTTACTGTGAGTCTAGTCAGCGGTTGGCTTATCTGCCGCAGACATGGGATCTCTGGCTGGATGATTGGCCTTGCCGAGACTATATAGCTATTCCAAGACCGCCTCTGCAGTCCGTAGCATACGTAAAATATTTTGACACCGAAAATGTCGAACATACCATGCCCATAACCGACTATTTTGTAGATACAGTTTCCGAACCAGGTCGCGTATCGCTTGGGTATAGCAAGTTATGGCCGACAGAAACGCTAAGACCTGTAAATGCTGTTTGTGTGCGTTTTACTACAGGCTTTCCGTCCTATACGGGCGTTGTAAGCACCAACGGCACGGCGGTAACGCGGGTAAGCGGCAGTGAATTTAATGTCAACTGGCCAGCAGGTAGGGCTATCGAGATAAACGGGGTAGTTTATACTATCGCTTCTGTGACCAATACAGGGGCTTTGGTGCTTACTGCTACAGCGGGTACGCTAACAGCTAAGACTTACATTACCAACGACGTACCTCAAAAAATAAAGCAAGCTATTTTGTTCTTAGTCTCGCACTGGTACGACAAACGGGAACCGGTGCAGAATGGCACGGTCAGCGGAGAAATACCATTTACCGTTTCTGCGCTGCTTGGCCAGGATAAAATTATTTTAGTATAGGGGGCGGTAGTTGTGGGAGCGGGTAAATACAGGCATAAAATAACAATCCAGCAGCTGACCACTTCTAGGGGAAGTATGGGTGGAGCTATAAAAACTTGGTCAACTTTCGCGACTGTTCACGCACAGAAGGTGCACCAGGCGTCCAGGGAGTTTTTTGCCGCACAGAAGGTTAATGCCGAGACAACGGATTTGTTTGTTATTCGTTACCTTGCCGGTGTAAATGCCAAAATGCAAGTTGTTTACGATGGCAGGACATACGATGTTATCGGAGCGAATGATTCGGACGGTAGGCGGCGGGAACAGCAGATACTCTGCAAGGAGGTTTTGTAGAGTGGCTAATATCGTGAGTATCAGCGGTGATCGAGAACTATATAACGCAATTAAGGCTTTATCTGGAAAATTTGCTCCTGGTAAGGTCGAAGATTTCGTAGAAAAAGCTGCCGATATCATAACAAAGCAGGCAAAGGAGAATGCTCCGGTAGGTGTAACCGGAAACCTTAAAAAAGGTATTATAACTAAAAAGTGGATTTCAAAGGGGTATCAGACCATATTCCTTTCGACAGTTGATTATAAAATCAGTCCCCACGCACACTTGGTAGAATATGGTCACAGACTTATAATTAAAGGCCAGAAACGTGGCAAAGTTAAGGCTTATCCTTTCTTTCGTCCTGCCGTTGATGCTAAAAGAAATGAGGCACTAAGAATCATCGAAGACGGGGCAAGAAAAATTATTCAGGAGGCGGGCAGATGAGCGTCGAAAAAACTGTATATGATTGTTTGTCTACCGACGCTGATTTAATCACTCTTATCGGTGACAAGATTTACCCTGTTGTTGCCGCACAGGAGGTAACTACACCCTATGCTACTTATTTTAAGGTTAGTCCTGGAAGGCAGTACACGCATGAGGGAGCAAGTAATCTATCTACTCCAAGAATACAGGTTGACTGCTACGGTGGTACATACGAAGAGGCAAAAGACCTATCCGATTTAGTGATCACCGCTCTTGAAAAATTGCCACAAGATAATCCTAAAGTCCAGGCCGTTTTTTGCAATGATGGTTCTGATGCCTACGAAGAGGTGTCAGATACATACTATGATAACGTGGATGAATACCACGTACCAATTGACGTTTTAATTCATTACAGAGAGGCGTAAAAGCATGTCCTGTATTTTATTTTTCTCGCTAACTTTAAATATTGTTCTTTTCTTGTCTCTTTATTTTGAGCATAGAAAGCACAACAAAACCTTAGACAAAATAATTGATATGCTAGAAAAAATTAAACAGGGGGTAAAATCATGACCACAACTGCTAGTTCAACTTTCGGGACAGCACTAACTATCGGCGGCGTTGCCGTTGCAGAATTAACCAATATCGGCGGTATTGATGCAAAACTTGCAACTGTTGACGTGACAAATCATGACAGTGCAGATTCTTACCGCGAATTCATCGGAACTGTTCTGGACGCTGGAGAGGTGCCGATCGAAGGCAACTTTTATCCCGGCAATGCAGGTCAATCGGCATTGCTAACAGCGATGAACGCAAAGTCAGTATCTGCTTTTGTTATTACATTTCCCACTGCAACCGGCATATCTTGGAGTTTTAGCGCACT